CCGCCCTGACGATTTGGTTGCCGCCGGCGGAGCCGGACATGTTGGTGGAGATCAGTTTTGCCAACCCCGTGACGGCGCTGACGATAGCGGATGCCGGCGCCGCGCCCTTATCGCCCCCCGAGAATGCTTACGGTCCAGGTGCCGGATTGCAGTTCCGTTATCTAGAGACGGGTTGGGTGTACTGGGCATGACCATCGCGCCGATGCGATCGATCATACGAAGGATTGTATGCCCACCGCTTGTCTGGTGTCGAGTGGCTTAGGGGACGAGGGGTAGCAAGCCGGTGACTATAGCAAGTTGGCCAGAATGGCTGCCGGATCAGCCGGATTTCGGCAACACCGGCAGCCCGGTCATCAAGAACTGCGTGCCGCTGACCCAGAAATCCTACGGCCCGATGCCGACGGGGGTGCCGTGGAGCGACAACACCCTGGACGAGGTCTGCCAGGGTTCCTACTCACTCCGCGCCCCGGACGGGCAGGTCTACATCTTCGCCGGCGACCGGCAAAAGCTCTACCAGGTGGTGCCGACCACTAAAAACTTGGCCGACGCCTCGCGCACTACCGGCGGGGCTTATGCGACGCCGCCCATCCTCTTGGCGGGCGGTCACTGGTCGATGACCAGCTTTGGCGACCGCATCATCGCGACCAACGGGGTGGACCCGATCCAGAGCCTGGCCTTGGGGGATGCTAACTTCGCCGATCTGCAGCCGGGTGACCCGCTGGCCGACCCGGTCGTTGCGCCTGCGCCGGTCGCCAAATACGTCGCGGTGGTGAAAGACTTCCTGATGGTCGGCAACACCGTCGACGACGTGGACGGGCCCAGACCCTATCGGGTGTGGTGGTCGAGCATCAACGACCCGCCTTCCTGGCCAGTCCCGGGAAGCATAGAAGCGCAACAGGTCATGAGCGATTACCAAGATCTGGTGCAAACCGACCTGGGCAACGTCACTCAGTTGGTCTCCGGTTTTTCTCCCGGTAGCGATGTCGTTATTTTCTGCGAGAGGGGGATTTACACAGCCTCCTTCACGGGACCGCCACTCATCTTCCAGTTTAGAATTGCTCAAGGTGCCAGCGGCACGATGGCGCCGCGTTCGGTGGTGGTGGATCACGCACGCGACCAGAGCGGCGCCGTCCGGCCGGTCTGTTACTACCTGTCGTCCGATGGCTTTGCTGCCTTTGACGGTAGTGCCTCTTACCCCGTCGGCGCCCAGAAATGGGACGCCTTGTTCTGGCGCGAGCTGGACGACCAATACCTGACTTATGTTCAGGGTATCCGCGACCCGCGCTCTCGCAGCGTCATCTGGGCCTATCCAACGGTCGGTTCAAACGGTCTTCTCAGCCGTCTTTTCGTCTACAACTGGGAGCTTTCCCGCGCCTCCTACATCGACCTCGATCCGCCGCTGACGCACGTCGAGTGGATGACGGTCGCGATGTACGGCACCATCTACAACCTCGACAATATCGACGGGCTCGGCGACCTCGACACCATCTTGCCGTCCTTTGACGATCCGTTCTGGACCGGCAACATGGCGTCCAGGCTATCCTTCTTTGACCGGGATCACCGTCTGGTAATCGGTGGCGGCCCGGCGATGGCGCCTACTTTAGAAACCGCCGAGATGCAGCCAAACGATGGCAGGCGGGCGTGGGTGCGGATGACGCGGCCCCTCAATGACGGCAACGCCACCGCGACAATCGCGGTTGGCCACCGCGAGCGGCAGACCGATCCCGTCACCTGGGATCCGCCGGTCGCGCTCAATGAGATCGGGGAGTGCCCGCAGCGGACTACCGGGCGATATCTGCGGTTTCGGATGCAGATGCCGGCGGGGCAGACCTGGAGGCAGCTTCAGGGCATAGAGCTTGACCTTTTCCCGGAAGGTTCGCGGCGCTGATGTGTCCTGTTCGAGCAGCGGAAGATTAGATGGCCGCGCACAGCCCGCTCACCACCACCGTGCCCACAGTGCCGCCGGATCAGCCGCCGCAAGCCTGGGCCTCATGGCTGCGCGGCATGGCGGAGAGCCTTAATTTGCTTGCCGCCCGCGCCAACAATGTGCCGCCGGACGCGGCCAACGATGCAGCAGCGGCCGCGGCAGGCGTACCGGTCGGCGGTCTCTACAAAAACGGCAGTGTTTTGATGGTGCGGGTTGCCTGAAGTCAGCGTGCGCTTGCCGCCGCTCGATGAACTGGCGGAACGCTGGCGGTACATCGCGCCGCTCCTTGCCAAGTCTACCCTCCGGGCCGGCGGCGCTTACGAGCCGGTCGATGTCTTGCGGGCGGCGTTTGCTGGCCAGTTCGGTATCTGGATCTGTGAAATAGACCGCAAGGTCGCCGCCGTCATCGTCACCGAGATCAAGCAGTACCCACGCCGCCGCGCGCTCGAAATGATCTTTGCCGGCGGCAGCAACATGGAAATGTGGATCAAGCCGTTGATTGAAGCAATTGACCGGCACGCGCGGGAAACCGGGTGTCAGTGCATCACTACGCTTGGCCGCCCCGGGTGGCTGCGCGCTTGGGGGGCCGAAGCGACCGGCGACATCGCGATGCTGCGAAGGGTTGAATAGATGGGCAAGCCGTCGCAGACCAACGCCACCAGTACCGCCATTAACCCGGTGCAGGTGGCACAACAACCTTATCTCAACTACGGTTGGGGGCAGGCGCAGAACCTCTACCAGAACAACCCGCAGACTTATTACCCCGGCCAGACCCTGGCCGACTATATCCCGCCCAACACCCTGCAAACCCAGGGCTACCAGGACCTCTACAACACCGGGCAGAACGTCACTGCCGGCATGTGGCCGACTGCCAACACCGCATTCCAGCAAGCTGCCGGCGGGCAATATGGCGGGGCCTACAACCCGGCCTATCCGTTTTACCAGCAGTTCGCCGGCGGCTCCGGGCCGGTGATGAATAACTATCAGGCGCTGGAGAACGATGCGCGGCAGGGTGGTCAGCAATACGCGAGTGCGGTCGGGCAATATGCCGCCCCCTCGATGGCATATGGCGCCCAAGGTGCTGCCAATAACAATCTGGGATTGAGCCAATTAGGCCAGACAGCCTCGGGCTATTACCTGAACTCCAACCCGTACATGGCCCAGATGGTCCAGTCGGCGATGGACCCGGTGACCCGCAACTACCAGACCAGTGTTGCTCCCTCGCTCGATGCCGCCGCCAGCGCGGCGGGGCGGTACGGTTCGGGGACCCAGGCCGGGCTTACCAGCACGGCGCAGCAGAACCTCGGCCGCAGCCTCTCTGACCTGTCGGGCAACCTCTACGGACAGCAATACGCGAGGGAGCGCCAGGCGCAGGACGCCGCCGCACAAAACTATGGCCAGCTCTACAATGCTGGCCTCAACCTCGGCCTGACCGGGGCGCAGCAGGCCGCCAACATCCAGGGTGCTGCCGGCAACCAGTATTGGCAGGGTCAGACCGCAGCGCAAAACGCCGCCAACCAGTACGGTGCGACTTCGCTGGCCGGCACCGCCGGGCTATCGAGCGGCTTCAATCAAGGCAATCAGAACTCGCTCGACGCCTTGCGGATGTACCCTGGCCTGGCGCAGGCCGCTTACTCGGGGCCGCAGGCGACGATCCAGGCGGGGACTGGTCTCACCGCGCAAGACCAGCAATACCGCCAGTTCCAGCAGCAGCAGATCCAAGACCAGATGGCGCGCTATTACGGGGTGCAGCAGGCGCCATGGCAGGGGCTGGAGCAATTCATGCACACGATCGGTCAGCCGCAGCAAGGCAGCAGCACCCAGACGACACCCTATTTCTCCAACCCGGTTACCGGGATCGGCAGCCTGTTATCCGGGGTCGGCGGGCTTGCTACCGCGTTTTCCGATCGCCGCTTGAAAGAAGACGATCAGGTCGTTGGCAAGATTGGCGATCTGCCGATCCACACCTTTAAGTACAAAGGCGATAATCAGCAACGCATCGGCTTTATGGCTGATGAAGTCGACCCTCAGGCGGTCGTCGAACATCCCAGCGGATACAAGATGGTGAATTACGAGCGGGCCTTGGGCAGCGCGCTTAACTCCTTTATGAGCAAGAACTGATGGCAGACATCTCCACCTGGTCGCCGGT